AATGGTTCAACCGTTCTCGGTGAGCAGTATGTTCATCACTCCTGCTCAACGCATCGGAGCGATCCAAGAGCAGCAAGCTCGTCAGTACGGACGCGATGTGACTGCCGCTCAGGTTGCCGCTGCGCCTTCTCCGTTCCAGCAATCGGTTGGAACCGCATTGAGCAATGTTGGAAACATCGCTGGCGGTGCGCTGATGCAGTACGGAATGTACAACGCCATGATGGCCAACAGTCCTTTGGCTTACGGCACTACTCCTGGCGGTGCGCCAAGCGTTTCAAGCACCACCATCGATTACAGCACCGGAGAAACTTCTCCGCTGAATCCGATGTCTCCTGCAACGGTTTACGCTGTTCCTCCGTCTTCTTATTACCCTGGAATTCGCTGATTTATGGCCGACCAATCTCTTCAAGCGTTTCAGTTAGGTGCGAGTCTGTTTGATCGCGCTCAGACGCAGCAGCGTCTCATGGAGCAGTTCCAGCTTAATGCGGCTGATCAGGTCATGCGGCAGCGGCAATATGATTTGCAGAATAAGATTCAGACGAAGGCTTACGAAGATGCGCTGAAGGAGTCCGAAGCGCAAAATTCAGAGTTTGATACGTTTCAAACATTCAACGACCAGATTGCTGCTTTTCTAAACAACCCTGACATCGAGGGCCAGATTCCGACCGTACCCAGGTTCAAATCAAAAATTTTTAATCAAGAAGCTCAAAGGGCAGTTCAGGGTCTTCAACAGTATTCTCCAAGGGCAAAACTTCTTAAGGCCCGTGAGAAATACGATGCCGACCGCGCTAACAACGCGGCAGATATGCTTTCAGTGCTGGGTGTTGATGTTTTTGATCCTAAAACCGGACAGATCAACGAAGAGCTTTATCGGAGATACCTTCCGATGATTCCGCTCAAAGGATACGGACAAGAAGTTCGTGCAGCATTTTCTCAAACAGATCCAAATCTTCCATTTGATCAGCGGATTGGTGAGGCGATCAAAATGTCCAAGGAGCGAGCAAAAACTGCCGGAGAACGCTCTTCTGAACGGAATGCTCAACTGGCAGTCGACGAGTATACCAATCTTTTTGGAAAACCTGATAGTTTCACCAAGTCTTTCATAGAAAACAACGCTTTAAGCGGAAAATGGACAATTCCTCCTGCTACTCAAGCCAAGCAGATCGAAGGTGACGAACGTATTGCTGGAACGACATCTACGCTCGTTGATGAGCTAAATTCGTTCGAGCAAAAGTACGGTAAAAATGCTTTGCAGCCGTTTGTCGGCATCATCGATGGACGGGTGTCCGAGATTCAGAAAAAGTTATCTGGTGCAAAAACTGACAAGGAGCGCGAGGCTTACGCGCTGCTCCAGAGATTCCAAGATAACTTCAACAAGGCAGCGTTTGAGCAGTCTGGAAAAGCGGTTACCACAAGTGAAATGCAGCGGCTCGTTGCCGCCCTCGGAAGCATCAAGAGCGACAATTTCTCCAATGACGTCCGAAACTTTGCGAAGATGTCTGCGGAGGATCTGCATCGCACCATCAATAACTTTAAGTCAAAGTACCGGATAACTCCTGAACAAGTTCAGTTGGCTGACGATTTGAAGATCAAATATAAGTTGATCAACCTACCTCTGTTTCAGACAACGATTCCGAGCGGAATTCCTCAATCTTCGATGAGTCAAACTCAGCAGACTAACCAGATTGGATTGCCTCCTAATACGACTCCGATTACAGCAAATACACCGGCGTCTGGATGGAAATATAATCCTTAACTTATGGGAACAATCACTTCTCCGTCTGGAAGGCAATATAACTGGGGGAATCCAAATCCTCCGACTGAAGCTGATTTCAAGCAGATTGCGGATTACGAGGCGGCGCAAGGTATTAGCGTCAAATTCGGATCTGCAAAACCATCGACTGAAGAAGCTCAGGCTCAAGTTGGTTCTCCTCAGCAGCTTGAACAGGCGGTTCAAAAAGCTGGAGAAGTTGGAATTCAACGGCAGTTTATTGGAACAATGGGTCAGATGGCAGAGCCGACTGGAATGCTTGCGCCATTTGAAGGAGGCCGCATTCAGCCATCTGGAGAGTTTACTCCATTAGGTGCCGCTGAATCTCGCGGTTATCGGCGTGGATTTGCAACCGGACTTCCGATTGCAGGATCTTTATTGGCCGCTCCATTTGTGGCCGGAATGACACCGATTGCTGGAGCATTAACAGAGGCTGGTGTTGGACTTACAACTGCCGCTGTTGGGCAAACCGTTTCACCAGAGCCATATCGCGCTGGAGAAATGTTTGCTCAAGCAGTCCCTGGAGTTCCCGTTGCTCAACAAGCACGAAAAGCCACTCAGTTTGCTAAAGAAGCTGGAAGTGGCGTTTTGACTTCCGGTCTTCAAGCTGGTCTTGAAACGCTTGATCAAGATTCAGCCGATTTGGCCGATGTGCTGCAAAGAACTGGTATCGGAGGATTTTTAAGTCCTGCATTGAGTGGAACTGCTAGAGGAATTGGAGCCGCTACTCGGACTACCGGATTTAGCCCAAGAGCTTTTGCGGCTGAATTGCAGCGTCCATTCACCCAGCAATTCATCAAGGATCGAGCCGAAGACATCAGCCGTGAAATGGTGCGGCAAGGATCAACAGGAATGTTTGATCGCTTTGCTGGCGATCTTGCCACCGCTCTTTATTCCCCGAATTCCAGATTAAATCCTCAGGAATTCCAGCAGCAAATCCGAAACGTAGTCAGTCAGTCGATGAATACCGCAGGTTCATCTGGATTGACTGGAGACGAACTTTCGTCAGCTATCAAAGCTGAACTACAAAAATCTATTCAGATTCCAGATGAGCAAGCGAACAAAGTTGCAAACGATGCGATTGATTCGTTTGTTGCTGAATCTGAGGCTCTTCGCAATCGAATCACCAATCTAAGAGACGTTCGGAATGCTTCGCGTGATGCGCGTTTAACCGATGTGCTTAGGTCTTTGGAAGGAAGGGCCAGCGTCGAATCTCAACAGCTTCAAAATCAGATCGATGATCTGAAAAAACAGCGTGATGCGCTTCCGGTCGAATCAGTTGAAAGGCAGCGTCTCGACACTCAAGTTGCAGATTTGAATCAGCAGATTTCGAGCATCGAAGCGGGTCGTGCTGCTGGATATGGTCCAACTGGTGGAATCACCAGAGAGTCTCTAGGACTCAAAGCTCAACAAATTGCTCAAGAGGAGCTTGATAAATTTAAGAAAGATCGAGAAGAGGGTTACGCCAAGATCAATCCTGATCTTGAAAACACTAAGCTGATCGTCACCGAAATGTCTCCCACTGGAGAAGAGGTGCAAAAAGAATATACGGTAAATCAGCTTAGGAATAGGCGAACTCAAATCCTTCGGTCTATTGACTTCAATAAGCCGGTTCAAAAAGCGGATTATTCGGTTTTTGAGAGCCTTGACCGAATCAACTCTCAAATCGACGAAGCACTTGGGGCAAATCCTGCGTTGAAAGCAGCTTTGCAGCAGGAAAACGCTTCCTACAGAGAAGGCATTTCAAGATTCAAAGGATTTTTTGCAGACAAGATTTTGCGAGAAGCTGGGGAAGGCGGCGGTATGCCTGGAATCGTTGGAACGATTGCTGGAGCATCTGGCCCGCAAAACCTGAAATTGCTCAAAAATCTTCTCGGCAATCGATACGATGAGATTAAGCCGGATTTGAGACAGTTTGTTTTCATCCAATCGAGAGGCGAAAACCCAAACGATTTTCTCAAAGCCATCACAGCGGGTAATAGCGGAAAAGCAACTGGACTACAAAAGGAAGTCATCGACGAGTTGTTCCCAGACTTGTCGGAAATAACCGATGTTGCCTCAAAGTATAACGCACTTGTTAATAGGAGAGCGTCACTCGAAAAACAATCTAACGATCTTAAATCTCAAATCAAAGGATTGAGAGAAGATGTGGAGAACAACATTGCTGGGGCGCAGCAAAAACTGGATGCAGCAATCAAGCAGGAAGGCCAAATTGCTCAATCAAAGGCTAACCTTAAGGCTGAAAACATAACTTCACGCGAAGAGCGAATCATTGATTCGTTGTCAAAAATTGAGGCTCAAGTTCGTGATGCTCGCGCTAAAAATATAGACGTTCTCGACACCATTAAACTTGATGATGTCATCAGGAACATTGAGACGCAAAGTGGTAAACCGCTTTACAAGGCTTTAGAAGAAGCGGTTGTTACAACCAGTAATGCGCGTGGTAGGTTCAACGCTGCTGTTAAAAAAGCGTTGGAACCGGGCGGTCAACTTGAGAGTTTTGAGCCTTCTAGCCTCATTGATTTCTTGGTGGCGAAGCAGGGAGAATCACTTAATTACCGCAGCAAACAGTTCTTAAAGGCTGTAGGCCAATCTAGGCCAGACCTGATTGGTGACGCTCAAAACCTTTTGGTTGGACGCATTATCGCTGAGTCGGTTGATGGAAACAAAATCAACACTGCAAAGATCAAGGATCTTGTCGGAACCAGCGAAGCTCCTGGCAAGTATTTTGGAATCACCAAAGGATTGTTTGGTGATGATGGCGTCTCTCGAATCACGAAAATTGCCGATCAGCTAGAACAAGTTTCAGACTTAGGAAAACCTAGCATTTTCAGCAAAATTATTGCGCCAAGCGTTGTTGGATATGTCGGATATCACATTGGAGGATATGCCGGAGCGGGAGCCGGTCTAGGGGGATACGCTGCGTATTCTAATCTTCGCAAAAATTTTGGAGAAGCCGTTGATGCCGCGATTGGTCGAATCGTTAAAACTCCAGAATATCTTAATATCGTGTCTAAGCCAATCGATGCTGCAACCCAGGCTCAGATGAACAAATTCGAAAGAATGTGGCCGCGCATTCTTAAAATGGAGCAGGATCGATATCAGATGGCTAAGGACGAGTTGAACCAATGAAAACATCCCTCTCCAAGAAAGGTAACGTGTACAAAGGAAAGCACGTTACATTGAACAAGCCGTTCTACACTCCGGGCGAGAGGAAGAAGAGCGCGGTGTATGTTAAGAATCCGGCTGGCAAGGTCGTGATCGTTCGATTCGGTGATCCGAATATGACGATCAAGAAGTCGAATCCAGAACGCAGAAAAAACTTCCGTGCGCGGCACAACTGCGCGAGTGCGAAGGATAAGACATCGGCCAAGTACTGGTCGTGCAAAGCGTGGTAGTTTTCTGTAACTCAAACACATCAATACTATGGACAAGATGAAACTCGGTGGTGGCGGACGTTATGAGAAGCTCGTTGGCGAGCTTGAGAAGAAGGGCGTGAAAGATCCTGGTGCTTTGGCCGCCGCAATCGGGCGCAAAAAACTGGGCAAGGCCCGTTTTCAGAGCCTAGCCGCTAAGGGCCGTCGCCGCGCTCTTCGCGAGAAGGCTAACGCCTAGCCGATTTTCCGAAGTTACCTTTTCCTTTTGGTCGGACTTCCCGATCAACGACGAACTGTTCAGGCGGCGCGTACTCCCAGCAGATGCTCTTGGTAGAGTGCTGGATGTTTATCGCGCCTGTCCTCTTTCCATCCTTATCAATCAGTCCGCTTCGCATCGAACGCTTCGCCAGACCAAGCACGAAGCGTCTCGGCGTGTTGTAGCCAGCTTCGCGCAGCACCATCACCTCACGCGCCCAGTTCGTGAGATCGCTCGATCCAAATCCCGAGTAGGCCATCTCCGCCACACTATCAGGTTTCTCATCCTTGCCCTTCGGCTTCGGGAAGTGGTGAACCAGGACAATGATAACTCCTGTCTCGATCATCAGCGGCTGAAGCTGTTGTCGCGTGAACTGAGAGCATATCTCGATGTCCGCAGGATTACCGCCGATGTACGAGAGCAGCGGATCGATGTACACCACATCAGGCTTCGATTTCTTGACCATCTTCCGAAGCATCGAAGTGAAATCGATTCCGGTGCGAACTGTCTCCCGGTAGAATTCGATTCCAGATTCTCGGATCTTTGATTCCCAATACTCCGAGAACACACCCTTGGCAGCACCGATCAACGAATCGTGCATATCCGCGATGTCGTTCTCCGCTTGGATCACCATGATCTTGAGCGGACGGATCGGTTGAATACCGAACCAAGCGATGCCATGCGCCCAATGGATTGCTTGCGACATGACCAGCGACGACTTGCCGCATCCGCTTTGACCGACAAAGAGAAGGCTAGTCCCTCTCCGCAGCCAGCGATCACCGATCAGATTGTCAGGATCGTTGTCCTTGTCGTAGGTGATGATGTCATTGAGATCGAACTTCGATGGCAGGTTGGCCGACTCCAGATGATCGATGAACTCTTCCCATGTGGGCGCACCTTGATTGACAGCCAATAGCTTCTGCTCAACGCCATCGCGCATCACGCCGGGGAGGCGGCTGAACCGGCTGGCATTCTTGTTCTTCGGATCGATGCCGAGATGATCTAGGTGCTGATAGACGATATTCCTCCGCTGCTCCCATTCCTCCTTCGTGGACGCATCCACGCGCACCCATCCGTGCAAGCTCTTGCCGCCCGAATCAATGATGACAGAGAATGGCAGGTTCGATTCCTTCAGAATCGTCCATTGCTCGACCTTGGTTTTCTCGTCCATCTCGACGAGGACATGGCGGAAGACGGCAACACCCGTATCCATGCCGCTCTGGTCGCTGCACGGATTGATCCTGACATAGGCTCCCTTTGCCTCTTTGCCGGTCCACATTGACGATATGGGCGCGGTAAAGTGCGATTTGATCCATTCATCCCGCTTGAGGTATGTCCCCTTGGAAGCGGGGCGCGAGCGGCCTTCGTCGTCCGTGATGATCTCGTTACAGATGCAGACCGTATCGTCCGCGTCGAAACAGGTGCGGAGAAACTCCTCGGTTGAAAATCGAGACTCTGAGTTCGGAATTTCAAGGAGCTTACGGACGACGAACTTGCCGGTCATCGATACCGGATTGCCGCTGCCACGCGAGTTCTTGAGGTAACCTTTCGGATTCGAGTGCGGCGTACTGATCGCCTGTCGAATCTTATGGTTCAATTCTGATTCACTCCATTTTGGGGAACATTTTTGGTTCCACTCTTGGAGGAGTGTCAGCGCATCGGATTGCGACAGTTCAAATCCGTGGATGAGACCTGTAGCGGCGGTGAAGGTTTGTGAGTGTCCGTTTTGACCGGACACGGCTCCTGGGACGTTGGCCAACCATGCCCGCGCCCGTTCGATTGTATTCATGTGAT